GAAGCATTCAGACAGCAGAAGCTATTCGATGCTGAGCGACAGGGCGAATTTGAGGCAATGCGCAATGAGTTCCAAATGCTCAGCGATGTGGCGTCTGGGGTTGGCCAAGCCGTTGGTCAAGCATTTTCGTTCGGTGTACGCGACATTCTTACGGGCTCAAAGACAGTAAAGGAAGTCCTCGCTGACATGTTTACGAGTGTTGCCGATTCGTTCTTCCAAATGGCACAAAAGATCATTGCAGACATGATCAAAATGATTGTGCTGAAATCACTACTTGGACTGTTTGGCAACACAATGGGTGGAGGCGGAGGAGGTGGGATATTTGGCGGGCTATTTGGCGGAGGAGGCGGAGGAGGGAGCGCACCAAGTGGCTTCGGGCTGGAGAGCCTAATGAGTGGAATGGGTTCCGGCGGGGGCGGCATGTTCCTCAAAGATGGGCCTCCGGACTACTCCGCAGTATTCAGCCGGAACGGGAACATTCTTGTTGGGGGCTTCCAGGCATTTGCTCAAGGAGGTGTCGTAAAGCGACCTACGCTGGGCCTGGTAGGGGAGGGCGCGTACAACGAAGCGATTGTGCCATTGCCCAACGGGAAGGCGATTCCAGTAGATATGAAAGGTAGCGGCGGTGCTGGAGCACCTATAACCACCAATATCACAGTTAATGTGAACAACGAAGGTAAAACAGACACGCAAATGTCTGGAGACCAGGCCGGTAAACTCAGTAAAGCTATTGATAGCGCTGTTAAGCGCGTCATCCTTGAAGAGAAGCGACCAGGAGGCATGTTGAGTGGCCGATAGAGCACTTGCCTTAGATCTGACCCTTAACGTCACCGAGAAGGTGACGCATAGGGTAAAGAAGTACGGATTCGGCGATGGCTACGAGCAAATCCAGAAGGACGGCATAAACTCGAAAATCACTGAATACGAGATAACGACCAAGCCACTGCGGACAGCCGACGCCAGTGCGCTGAAGGCCAATCTCGACTTCGTGGCGGTAGGAGACTATTTCCTCGCAACGATTACGCCGTTCTCAAGCTCGTCAAAAAGGTATCGTCTAAAGAACGGTAGCTACACAGAACAGGTACTACCCTCTACAAACAGAAGGATTTACACGTTCACACTGCAGGAAGCATTTACTCCTTAAACGTATGGCCAGATACCCTGTTGTCAACACGGGAACCATGGATGTCACGTTGCCAAAGACAACGGAAGTTCTCAGCGCCATAAAAGCATTGCAAGATGCGGAACAGAAGTTTTACGAGGACAGGAAGGACTTACTTAATAGCTACCCAGGCAAAATCAAGGACTTTACGACTATAGAGGTTGAAAGTCTGTACGACAGAAAGATAGGTGTTGAGCCCTGGAATTATTTCAAGAGATATGAGTCCTCTGGATCAACCTTGAAGAGCGGAAGCTACCCCACACCTAGCGTGGGTGGATCGAATCCCTTATTCGAGGAGCTAGCAGATAGCACGGAGACCTGTTTCTGGATAAATATGAATTGGCCGGGATCTCCACAATCTACGCCGAGTGAAGGATATCCGTATGTATGGATCGAGACAACAACTGATCCCGAAACAGGTATGAATGTAAACACCCCGAAGATGTGGAGATACTTACCCACCAGAGGAGCAAACTGGATTGATCTCCTGGCCGCCGAGAGTGGGTATAACAATCTGTTCACCAAGCGAGAGCCACATCAAACATACACACTAAGCGGATTTTCGTGGGGTTCTGTCGACAGAAATACTGACTATTACTCAGGCTTTGGCAATGTTCCCATTGCTTATGACGGTAAAGGAGGACTGAGCGACTGGGAAGCTCATATGAATAGGCTTGTTGGCCTTGCCTGGAATGACAGCGTAGGACCAACTCTAGGTACTTACAAAGAAAAGCTCAAGGAATACCAAGACTCATCCAAATCTGCCGCGTCATTTGTGTTTGATTCTGCGAGCACAAAGGGTTTATGGGAGGGGTATAAACAGACAGAGAGTAATGGAGTAAACAGACCAGGGAAACTAAGCGTCAAATTGGTTAAGGAGCTGCGCGGAATCTAGTAATGCAACAAGACGCCCTTATCAATCTGTACATTATTGACGGTAGCCACCTAAGCCCAAAATGGGGCGGAAAGATATACCTCGTTTCACCGGAACAAACCGGTGGAAAATCAGTTCGCTACGTCGACGAAAGATTAGACGCTACTAGTTTGGTCAACTATCAACCCGTGCCAATTGCAGCGGCAGATTTCAAGCTCACAGGAAGCAATCGGCTACCCAACCCAAAGCTGTCAATTGCAAATGTAGACGGACAAATGACAAGTCTGTCGTACGACTTTGACGATCTCATTGGATTTAGATTGTGGAGGCTGAGAACCTACGCAAAATATTTGCACTCAGTGGGAGGGGTAACGCAGTCTACGTATGACGCTGCAGCGGTATTTACACCAGAGCTGTGGTGGTTCAACCGAAAGACGGAAGAGACAAACCTAGGTGTGATTTATGAATTAGCGTCTGCGATGGATATAGAGGGACTCCAGATACCGACCAGAAAGTTATACGCCAATTTCTGTCCATTTGCCTATGGCAGCCCTGAGTGCGGCTCCACATCGACCAAGCTCACGTGCGCTAAGACTCTAGAAGACTGTAAAGAAAGAAACTCGGAGCCCTACCCATTTGGGGGATTCCCAGCGACAACAGCATGAACTTACACAAACACATAGCGCAGTTGTGCATTGAGGCTCTACCTGAAGAAGCTTGTGGGGTCGTGGTAAACGGCGCTGCCGTTAGATGCAAGAACTCATCTGATAATCCAATTGACAGCTTTGTCATATCTGCAGAGGACTACTTAAAGCACAGACCAGATACGATCTTTCATTCGCACCCAAAGGGAACTTCGGGTTTTAGCGACCATGACTTGGCAGTAGCTGCGAATATGGAATTAACTTCCTACGTGTACATCGTCGAAAGCGACAGACTGGAACGTTGGACAGCAAGTGAAGGACTAACGGTTTTTGCAGAGGTGCTTAAAGAGCTATGAAGATCATTCTGGAAGGAGTAGCTGGTAAGCGCTTTGGGCGTGAATTTAATTTAGATGTACATAGTCCTAACGACGCCATCAGAGCACTGAGCCATAGAATACCCGGATTTAGGACCTTCATGGAAGGTTCACACGAGTTTGGGATTTACTGGCGGGTATTAACGAACAGGAATAAGGAGGGCGTTAACGCGGAAGAACTTGCAATGGGGTGTTCAGAGCTTATCCTTGTCCCGGTTATTACAGGCTCTGCAGATCTTTGGAAGAATATCCTTAATATCTTCTTGGGCATCGTCCTTATAGTCTTCGCCTTTACCGGCTTTGGCTTGGTTGCATTTGGCGCAGTAGGTACTATTTCCGCTGGTATACAGAGTGCGATCGCGGCTTTAGGTTTTGGCTTGTTATTCACTGGAGTTGCTGGTCTCTTGGCGCCTGGAACTCCGCAGGGGGATAAAAGTGACGAAGGGCGAGAAGCAGATGATGCTGTATTTGACGGAGCTCAATCTACAGCCGGTCAAGGCGCACCGATTCCATTACTCTATGGAACGTTTTTATGCCAGAGCATCCCAATTGTTAGCTCCTACATCGATGACAATAAGGGCTACTACCTAGGCGTAGTATCAGAAGGTCAGATTGAGGGGCTGGCAGGAGAGGCAAAGGACAACATTTATTTGAATGGGGCGCGTCTAGCCTCCTCAAGCGTTGACAACATCGAACTAAGCGACGGGGAACAGACAGCTCAACCATGCTCATTTGTTAAATCAGGTGGTTTTCACCTCTCAGCTGGCGCCACCCTTCAGGCAATGGAGGGTACTACGCCAAATCAACAGGTAATTCGTTCATTTCAGCAGCCATACGCGGATACGTTAAAAATCCGTCTGACGTATGGGCCCTGCTACTGCGTCAACAGCTACGGGGCAAAAGGCTCTTCATGGACGAGGTACAGAGATTACACAACTAGGGGCAAGACAAATTTTCTAAGGTATATCGTCGAGTGTATTAACGGAAATGGATTGACTTTCTATAGCAAGCTATTTGAATGGGGGAACAGCGGTCCCGTTAAATCCCAAAAGCTTGATGTACTAGAAGTTGATATCAGCGGCGTTCCTCAACCAATCAGCATAAGGATTACGCGCTTGGACAGAGACGGGGTCCCCGATCCGGAGAGCCGAGCAGGAGATGAAGATAGTGAAAGTTGGCAATGGGTCAAAGGTGATGTGACCTTTGTGTCTGCTGATGTCATGTGGAGTGAAAAACTCAAATTCCCTAAGTCGGCAATGCTTGGACTGAAGTTTGATGTGTCTGAATTTACTCAGATGCCGACAATCTATGCAAAGTGTAAGGGGATAAAAGTGCCATGCATTACAAGCAGCTTGTCAATTACCTACCAATACAGCACAAATCCCGTATATGTACTCCTCGATCTGATAACCAACCCTAGATATGGGGCGGGAGGACGTAGTTATACAAAAACAACTTCGGGAGGCGGGACAGTTGTTCAGCCGGGCATTCGGATGGAGGATGTCGATTTAGGCTCGTTTAAAGAAGCAGCAAACTACTGTGAAGACAAAGGTATAACGTTTAATGGTGTTATAGATGGAGCATCTGACGCCTATGATCTCATAAAGGGCGTAGCATCGACATTCCAGGGATCGCTGTATTACGCGGGCGGAAAGATTGGTGTTGTCGTAGATAAAGCCTACACGTCGGAGAGCGAACTAAAGCTATTTACGGAATCAAATGTGATTCAGGAAAAAGAAGAGGATGGTACTGTCAAGGCGCCCTGCTTTACTTATGAGGGTGTGGCAAAGGCCGCGCGTAGAACTATTGCAAATGTAAGCTTTGTAGACCCAAACAGGTTTTACCAAGAAACAAAAGTTGCAGTTCACCACCCCGAAGGGATTGATCGCTATGGCTATCGGCCAGTAAATATTCGAGCTCTGGGTTGTACCAGTCAAGCTCAAGCACAGCGGCTTGGGCGTTACACGATTGGAAGTAATATCTATAACACAGAGACTGTGACGTTCAGGGTCGCGAGCGAAGGCATCTTGTTACTGCCCGGCGACATCGTGATGATCGCTGATGGAAATAAGACACCGGGAACGTACGGGGGTCGTGTGAGTGCCGCATCCACTACCTCAGTCACGATTGACCGAGACCTACCAGCTGGTATTTACGCCGGATACTCGCTATACGTGTATGGGGCGACTGGAGTCTGCATGAAAGCAACAGTCTCTGGCTTGGCTGGCCGCGTACTGAGTACAAGCACCTATTCGTCCACGCCTACAGTCAAACACTCATGGATCCTGGTAAAGGAATCTGAAGAGAAATCATTCCGCCGCTACAGGATTCAGGAGATTTCAGAAGAAGGAAATGGGACGTATAACGTGGTGGCAATTAAATATGACCAAAAGAAGTTTGAATTTATGGAATCAGAAACAAAAGACACTCTCGCTACTCTGGGAACAAGTTTGTTTAGCCCTACGGGAACGCCAAAACTTGGTTCTCCTATCTCTTTCACTATCTTGGTCAGTCCATAATGGCAACCACGAAGATTACTGTAGACTGGCCCGCCTTAACGTTTAAGGATTATTCAATTGTGGACATGCTGTTCTCAGGAGTGGCGTTCGCACAAGTTAGACCGGATCCTAGGCTGGCAAACTACGAGCTTGAATATCAAACAAATGACAGCGACAAGGATGAATGGTTCAGCCTGGGTAAGCTGACGCTAAACTCGGCCGTACTGAATTTCACGTTTGAAAGAGCCGTTAGAGTTAGGGTTAGAGCAATGTTGCGCTCAGGGGTCTCCTCTGCATGGGAAACCTCAAGATGGCTAGCCCTGTACGGCTTTACCTCGGATTTTCGCGACTACAGGAACACCTCGTTCTATTTAGGGATTATTTAAATGCCACTGTTTGGAAGAGACGCAAACGGTAGTGATGCGTATATCAGGTCAAGCGGAGCAGGGACTACCGCTGACCCATTTATCACGTTTCACGACCAGTTCACCAGCGATCTAAAGTTCTGGGCGGGCAACATTACCGGGTCAGATGATCTTATCGGTGCCGTATCGGGAAAGCGAATCAGGGTAATGAGCCTAATCGCCAGTGCTGATGAGGCGTTTAGATTGCAGTTTCAGTCAAATACAACAACGAACCTGACTGGACATATCTATGCCCCTAAGAATGGCACAATTGCGATTAGTAATCCATTGGGGCTATTTCAGACGGGAGCAGGAGAAAAGCTCAATGTGTTGCATGCTTGGCTGCCAACTGCGGGCACTACCATTGGTATAAGTATTGCTTACCGCGAAGTCTGATGACACGGGTGTTGGGCCGATTGTTTGAGGATGACAGAAACGGTGTAGTCGCAATCAAACCGTCAAAACCATTTTTTGGTGCTGACAAATACGAACGTCATTATCCAGTCAAGAATGGCGCAATCGATATTGAGTTGACAGCGACTCCACCTGGCATCTACTACGAGGTCGGATATAAGGAAGAAGGAGATATCCGAGATACGGTCTACACCTTAAAGTGGCGCATACCCAACCAAGAGGAACTAGACCTATCACCAAAGGACGATAACCAGCGGAATGAGGGAGCGGAAACCGAGCAAGCAGATACTTTCTGCAAGCTGCAAGCGATGCGACTGGCAGAGGAAGTGAGCGTGCTGCTGGCTGAAATCCAGAAGTTTAAGGACAGTGTGGAAGCTATGGAGGAAGATAAAGAGGAACTTGAAGCAAAAGTTACCCGCCTAGAGCAGGCTCACGAAAGGGCTATGCAGCTAAAAGATACTGAGCTTGAGGCCCTAAGAGAGACAAAGAAGCCACTCACCAAGACGATAAAAGAATATGTCCCCGTCGCTGATCAGGCACTTCTGGAACGCATCAGAAACCTAGAGGCCCAGAACAAAGAGCTACAGCAGTTAAACAGTGAGTACTACAAATCCGTGGTCGAACTATATCAGTTAAAGTTAGATAGAGCGCCTACGGCTCCTACAAGTCCGGCAGTGGGAGAGGGTCAGTTGACGCCCCATCAGCGCCTAATTAACCAGCTTGCAGCTAAGTAGATATGGCACTGAGCCCAATAACAGTCACTGTACGCGAAGGGGACAGTTTTGATGAACTGTACCTCCGAGTCGAAAAGCCCTGGGGTAAGCCCTACAACTACACCAACTCGGTCTTAGTTGCAGACATCCGTAGATACTTCAACAACACCACGACGGCCCCATCGTCAACGGTGGACTCGTTCGGGGTAGTTCGGCTGAAGCCCACGGAGGGTCTTGTTGCACTGAAACTAACAAGCAGGCAAACAGAAGCTCTAGGAAGAAACGTACCCCTGGGCTACGAAGAACGAGGTCTGACACAATCGGGTGTTTCCTTTGGCGTAGACCCCTCCGACGAACCTCAAGGTGTTTACCTATGGGATCTTCGAGAGTATTTCGCTGAAACTCAGGCTCAGATCAGTGGGATAGCCGCTGGCACAGCATTTACAAGCAGCTCTGGTGTAACTAGCAACAGAGTCAGAATTACGACTACGACCAACCACGGCTTGACCGAAAAAGATCAGGTCCTAATATCTGGAACTGGGCAGACGGTTTACGACGGGGTTAATTTCTCAGCAAATACACTTCAGATTATTAGTCCAACAGTATTTGAATTAGTACCCACATCCGCAGGTGCGCCCGCATTCAGTGTTAGTGCGAGCTCGGGTACAATATCTGTGTATAAGGAAGATACGCTGGCCATAGGCACATTGGAAGTGATTCCGCGTATCTCAAGAGATTCAGTTAGCTGAGGTTTGTTTCAATGCCCGACGTTGA